CTTACATCAAGGAATGGAACTTATCTATTGCTAAACCTACTAATGCACAATTAGATGCACTTGATGCACAAGCAACAACGTATGAAAATAATCAAAAAATTATAGCAACTAGAAAAGCTTTATATGGAGCATGGGACAAGCAGCTTGAAGAAATTTATGATCATGGTATAGATAGCTGGAAGGCAAGGATCGCACAAATTAAAATAGATCACCCAAAGGAGAATAGCTAATGAGCAAACTTGAAGTCGATGCAATAGAACCTCAATCAGGAACCACGTTAACGATTGGTGCGAGTGGGGATAGTGTTACTTTTGCATCAGGAGCAAATTTAAGTGTTGACGGCACAATCAAACTAGATGGTAATTATCCTGTAGGAACAAATAACGTTGCTTTAGGAAATAATACTTTAGACGATCCAACTTTAACAGGTGGGTTCAACACTGCTATAGGTGGTGCTTCTATGAGTAATAATACAACAGGTGCAAATCATACAGCAGTAGGTTTTCAATCACTTTTATGTAATTCAACAGGTGGTGCTAACGTAGCAATTGGTGCGTATGCTATGCAACAAAATACAAGTGGTACAGATAACACCGCACTTGGTGCTGTTGCTTTACAATATAATACATCAGGTGGTCAAAATACTGCAATAGGTAGATATGCATTAGAACAAAATACCACCGCTTCTAACAACACAGCAGTAGGTTATGCATCACTTTGTGCTAATACGACAGGTGCACAAAACACAGCAGTTGGTAAAAATTCTTTATATACTAATACAACAGGTTCAGATAACGTAGCACTTGGTAGAGATACTTTATATACAAACAATGGTAATAATAACACAGCAGTAGGTATTGCATCTTTATATAGCAATACAACAGGTGGTTCTAATACAGCAGTTGGACAAGGTACTTTACAATTTAATACTACTGCTTCTGATAATAGTGCCTTTGGTAGAGTTAGTTTATATGCCAACACCACAGGAACAAATAACACAGCTTTAGGTGCTGTTGCTATGTATAATACTACATCAGGTGGTTACAATGTAGCAGTTGGTAATAGTGCTTTACAAAATCAAACTACAGGATCTAATAACGTAGCTGTAGGTAGAATTGCTGGTACTAGTATAACAACAGGTGATAGAAATACTATTGTTGGTGGTTCTTATGCTACAGGTGCTGGTGCTTCTTTAACTACAGGAGCTAGAAATACTATTTTTGGAAATGATGCTGGAAAAACTGTAACAACTGGTACAGATAATGTTTATATTGGACATAGCACTACAGCTTCAGGAACAAATCCTAACAATGAAATGGTTATTGGTACTAATGGTGGTACTGGTAAAGGAACTAATACAGGTTTTATTTATATCAATGGTGGTGGTTCTATTTACAATAGTGGTAATACATCAAGTTGGCAAACAGTTTCAGATGAAAGATTAAAGAAAAACATTGTAGATAATAATTTGGGTCTTGATTTAATTTCACAAATTAAAATACGTAATTTTGAATATCGTTTACCCGAAGAAATCCAAGATGGGTTAAAAAATTCAGATGCAATTACTAAACAAGGAACACAAATTGGAATTATTGCACAAGAATTACAACAAGTATTACCTGATTGTGTAAAAGAACAAAGTACAGGTGTATTATCAGTTGATACAAATAATTTTACTTGGTATTTAATCAATGCAATCAAAGAATTAAAAGCAGAAATAGATTTATTAAAAAATAAATAAATGAATACTTATGTAGTGGAGGGTGGAGTTGGTAAGTGTACTGCATTTACTGCAATCATTCCTAAACTAAAACAAAAATCCGAAGTACAAATCTACACACCTTATGTTGGGTGCTTTGCAAACAACCCTGATGTGAAATTAGTTCTTGAACAATCCTTGCCAATCCAAGACCCGAGAATTATGGCATCAGATAACATCTATTATTCTGAACCTTACAAATCTAATTTTCAATTTGGTAAGCAACATATTATTGAAAGCTATTGTAATTTGCATGATGTAGAGTTTGATGTAAATATGAAACCTAAACTCTACACAGGTCATCTACAAGAAAATGTAAAGAAGTGGTTAGACAAATATAATATAGAAAAATATATTTTAGTTCAGTTTAGTGGTGGACAATCTCCTATTGCTTATAATGGTCAATATACTAACATTAACCCAAACAGAAATTATCAACCATTTCTTGCACAACAAGTTATCAATCTTCTTAAAGAAGAATATAAAGATACAAAAATTATTGATTGTACTTTACCAAATGAACCAAGCTATATAAATACGATTAAATGTGATTTGCATTGGACAGAAGTACATGAGTTATTAAAAGATGCAGAAACCTTTGTAAGCATAGACAGTTGCTTAAATCACTTTTCAGCATCAACAGAAAAGCATGGAGTAGTGATTTGGGGTTCAACTAGATGGACACAATTTGGCTATAGTCATAACAAAAACCTACAATTTCATATGAAAAATGAATGGGATGAAACAAAATTCATGGATAGCGATCCTAGAAATAATATGGTAGAACCTAAATTAATTATTGATGAATTAAAAAAAATAGATAAAACTAAACCCGTTGCTTGTGCAACCAATTAAGGAGAAACAAATGAATATAGATGTAAAAACAGCAGAAGCAATCGCTCAAGATTATAAAGCGATGGGCGATTCTGTACAGTTAATCAATGGTATCATTGATGGTTCTCAAATGGCAGATAAATCTGAAGAAGATAAAAAAGACTGTGTTAAAAGAAATGTTGAACATTTAGAAATCATGGTAGCTAAAGATTACTGGACCAATGAAGATATGACTGCAGTCAGTGCAGCAATCACAGCTGGTAAAAATTACCTAGGATAATATTTCTAGCATTTTTAGGGAAAGGTGATAGAATACCCATACTATGCCTTTACAAAAACTTAACTTTAAACCAGGTTTCAATAAACAAGCTACTGAATCAGGAGCAGAGTCTCAGTGGATTGATGGTGATTTTGTTAGATTTAGATATGGTTTACCTGAGAAAATAGGTGGCTGGTCACAGTTAACAAATACAAATAGCACCATACCCGGAGCAGCAAGATCTCAACATACTTTTATTTCATTAGCAGGAGAAAAATATGCAGCCATTGGTACATCACAAGGATTATTTATTTATTATAATAGTCAGTTTTATGACATTACTCCGTTAGATACTGCAATTACAGGGGCAACCTTTGATGCAACTACAGGATCAGCAACGGTTACTGTCAATAAAACATCTCATGGATTAGAAGATGGACGATATGTAACTTTTTCTTCCGTAACTGTTCCAACAGGATCAGGTTATGCAACAACAGCTTTTACCGATAATACATTTGAAATTAACAATGTTACAACTAATACTTTTGATATTACCATGCCATCCAATTCTGCATCAACAACTTCTGGCACAGGTTCCGCACAGATTGATCCTTATGTCATTGTAGGTCCAACCTTTCAAACCTCTAACTTTGGTTGGGGTACTTCTTATTGGGGAGACTCCACTTGGGGAACACAAAGAACTACAACGAATGTGGTTTTAGATCCAGGTTTATGGTCCCTTGATAACTTTGGACAAATATTAATTGCAACCATTCTTAATGGTAAAACGTTTACTTGGGATGCTGGAGCCGTAGGTGCAAGAAACACAAGAGCAACTATTATGACAGGAGCTCCTACAAAAACAAGATTAACTCAAGTATCCGATAGAGACCGACATGTATTTCATTTTGGAACCGAAACAACGATTGGAACACCTTCCACTCAAGATCCCATGTTTATCCGATTTTCCAATCAAGAAGATTTTAATACCTACACACCCACAGCGACGAATACGGCAGGAACCTTTAGATTGGATAAAGGAAATGTAATTGTTGGAGCGGTATCGGGTAAAGATTATACTTTAGTCTTAACGGATTCCTCTGCTTATGTCATTCAGTTTGTTGGCCCACCTTTTACGTTTTCTGTAAGACAAGTGGGTACCAATTGTGGTTTGATTGGCCAGAATGCTTTATCTTATTCCAATGGTATCGTATACTGGATGTCCGGTGAAGGTGGATTTTTTATGTACGATGGTACAGTTAAAATGTTACCATGTTTAGTAGAAGATTTTGTATTTACCACATCTGGAAATAATTTAGGAATTAATTATAGTTCCAATCAATTGGTGTATTGTGAACATAATACATTGTATAATGAAATCAATTGGTTTTATCCAAAAGCAGGATCTACTCAAATTGATAGGTCTGTCACTTATAATTATGCTGAAAATTGTTGGACGACTTCTTCGCTTGCTAGAAGTTCTTATGCCGATCAAGGTGTATTTGGTGTACCTTATGCAACCGATTATAATAAAACTGCAACTCCTAATTTTCCGATTCAAGGAATTACTGCAAAGTATGGTGCATCAACTTATTATGCGCATGAAACCGGAACCGATCAAGTCAATAGTTCAGGCACTACTTCCATTAATGCTTATATTCAATCAGGAGATTTTGATATTACTAATTCTGGTAATGTAGCCAATCTTCAAGGAGATGGAGAATTTATTATGTCAATGAAACGATTTGTTCCTGATTTTAAAGTATTAACA